CAGAACCACCAATCTTCACTTAGGTATCGGCGTTTTCCATCTGGATACTTATAAACCTGACAACCCCAGAAATCATACTCAACGGTCTTTTGGTCATGGTCGAGCGCATACCAGATTTCTTCCCCAAACGCCTTAATCATTTCCTCGAACACACGGCGCTTGATGCACATGAAACCCGTGCCAACATACCGAACCGGCATCAACCCACGCTCATCGGGTTTCAATGTCTGGTCTGCATACGAATTGCAAACAAACTGAACCGGGCCTTCCATCTTCTTGCAATACGTCCCTCCCACCAAATCCTTATCATGGGATATGATGCGTCGGATATGTTCCGCGCTGAAAATAAGGTCGGAATCAATGAATAGAAGATGCGTGCAATCGGAATCCAAGAATCCACGGGTAATGGAATTGCGAGCGCGGGGAATAAGACTGTCCCCAATATGGGGAGGCGGGATTACGAGATTATTACCAGTATTCTGAAACTCCGCAATTAAGCGCGTCCATGAACAGAAGAAGTCCGGGTTAATAGGGCCATAAACCGGAACGCCGACAAAGACTTTAGGCTCCACTGCCAACCTGTTTGTCATAAGTTTAGAACAATAATTGGAGGGTCAGCACAGCATTAGTGCCCACGCCGCCATTAGCCTCTCCCAACATCTGCGCCCGGATATAACGCCGTCCACCGGGTTGCAACTTCACAATCACATTTGCGACATTGGTATTGGTGGTGCCGTTGTCCACGACTTGGAACAAAGGCGCGGCCATATACACGACATTGGCGAAGGTGACATTATCCGCACTATCTTGCAGGGCGAAGTTCACATTCTTATTATTCGCACCAGAACCAGCCGTGCAAACAAGGTTCACATCGATACGGTCGGTGGTGGGATACGGAGTCGCCTGAATCAAATCCAGACCGCTCGTATTGACCGTGTTCGCGGCATTGGGAAAGTTGGCCGTAACGATGTAGTTTTGGTCGAGTAACGCTCTTGCGTTGATTGGATTTCCATTAGCCACGCTCATTATAGTTCCTTATGTTAAATATTATTTTTGCTTAATCCGACTCGGTGTTGGTCAACGAATCGGTTTGGATGATTGGGAATCCCATACAGCTTGTAGGCTGCGGGGCGACAACGCCTTGGTCAGGCAATGTGGTTCCTTGGCCAAACAGCGTAACAGTGCGTTGTGCTTGCAAGGTGAATACCGCCTGACGATTGGCGAACCAAGTCAATCCTTGGCGACGATTGAGTGGAATAAGCGCAATCAACTGCGCGGCCAGAGCATCTGTCCATTTATTGGTTGAACCCGTTCCTGAGATGCCGGTAATCGCCCAAACGGAGTATTGAGACTTGACCGACAACCCTATGAAACACGATATATTCGATACCCAAGCGAACAAATGGCCCGTTCCAGATGCGATAATCGTAGTGGCCGCAACCTGCTGGCGCATGAATGGAGGCATGGCAATCTCACCATCATTTCCAACATCGAAAGATACGCCCCAAGGATTGAACCACACGAGATATGCGCTGGTTGACGTGGTGGTGCCGCCAGCCGCGACAGAACCAGACAACTGGGAACGAAGTCCACCGAAACCGGATGCGGCATTGGAAGTGCCATAGTAAAACTGTGCGCCGATGGTAATCACGGCCTGTTGCAATGCGCCTTGAGCCTCATGGGAAAGAATATCACCAGTGGAACGGTCATCGCCCTTATAAATGGCTTCATCAACGTTAATCATCACATCGAGGAAGAACATTTCCTTGAGTTCCTTCTTGAAGGACGATTTGGCCGGGGTGGTGCCATTGTTCACATTACGGAAACCAACAGTCGGCAACGCGGTGCGCCGAACGATTTCGTAATAGGTTCCGGGCCGTCTGGTGACTGGCACAACGGAAAACTCCGGAGCATACGTGGTAACATCCTCCACGAGTCCGGTGAGAACATCATTCCGCTGTAGCGTTACAAGGTCGAGAAGTGTTAAATCAGCCATAATTCAGTTAGTTTGAGCGGTTCATTTTCAAGGCACCTTCGCCATGGGTTGACATGATTTGTTCTTCGATGGCGCGGGCGGAATCAGACAGTGTTTTGACTGGCGAATATTGTCCACCGCGATATTGAACGGAGGGAAGTTTCTGACCCGCTGAAAGGGTTGCCACCTTGGATTGCTTGGGAACCACGTCCTTTTTCAAGCTGCCGATAATCTCCTTGAGCATCGGAATGGCGATGGTTTTGAGTGAGTCGGCAGAGAGTGGGATGACTTTCCCCTGACGGCCAGCTTCGTCGATTATGCCCTTTCGTTCCTGTTCCTCGGCCTGTTTGGTCTTGGCGTCCAGTTCCAGTTTCATGGCGTCGAATGACGATTGCAAGGTGGTGAGCTTTGCGCCCATCATCTTTTCCATGGCGGCAAGTGTGGCCTCCATGATTTCGGTGCCGGGATATGGTGAAATAAGTGGGCCACCCTTTTTGACATCGCCGCCAGTCTTTTCAAAGTGAGCCTTGAGTTTTTCCATAACATCCTCGTAGGTGCAATCTTCCGGCATATCGAGTGCCTTCTTGATGAATTTCATGTGTTCTTCGTTCATAGAATTGTTATCGTTGCTATCCGCTTCGCCACGATAGGCGGTCGGGATGTTCTTTTTATTACCAAGCTGGAGTTGTGAATCGGGGACGGTCAGGGTCTTGATTTGAGCGGAAAGAGCCTTTTGCGCGGCGGAATCGAGAGTGAGATTATAAACCGCGCCAGTCGGGGTGAGAGCTACGGAATGAAGTCCAAGCACACGCCCGGTGGATTCGTCATACAATGGGGCCGGAGACAGGTCTTTGTAGTCCTTGAATGTTTCAGAGCCGGAAGGAGTGGTTTCAACCTTATTCAGGAAAATACCACTCCCCCTAACCACAACCGGCACCCCATAACCGGCAATCGAACCTTTGCCCTGAGAAGCATTAAAAGCCGCCGTGCCTTCCACAGTGGAATGGTTGAAATCAATGGCAATTTCTTCCCGACCAAGTTTGGACTGATTCTGCGCGAAGCATTCAAGGGTGCCATCATCTACGAGGAAATCCCCTTCGCTAGTGCGGTTCATTCCCCAATCAAAAATCTTAAGCCGGGAGGGTAGTTTATCAGCATCCGTTCCCGCAAAAGCAGCCTTGAAACATTTCAAGGAAACCTTGGGCGGTGTAAGGGCTTTGGCCATCTGATATAAGCCGTAACACCTTAATTCACAAGGGCAATACGCTCACTTCGCTTGGTTCGCAAATAATGATTGCAAGGAATTAGGAGAAGTGCTTAATTTGGGGCATGTCATACGCGCACACCAAGAGACGTAAGAATATAAAACGATTCAAGAAATGGTATCCAAACGCATGGAGAACAGCATTGAAACACGACGCTGATGAAATAATGAAAAAGAATGACGGCCCAATAATCGGTTCACTTGAAAAGATTATTGGAATTGATTATGCCTATGGAAAAGTCAAAACAGTTTACGGTGAACTAAATCAATGACTACCATCCCCGGAATACTCATTCCTCTGGACTGCCTCCCCGCCGTTTGGGAAGTATTCCAAGGCGCATACGATATTCCTAATTGCCAACCTGACTACATAATCGACATAGGCGCGAATGTCGGATTATTCGCAATCTGGGCCAAGGAGAAATGGCCACTATCGAAAGTCTATTGCTTCGAGCCTAACCCGGAACTATTTCCATACCTGCAAAACAACGCTTCCTTTGCAGAGAACCGGAACGCTGGAATTGGAGACCCCACCATCACAGAATTGTTCACGGCCAGTAATCGTTTGTGTTCATCACAATATGATTTGGGAAGGCAATACATCGATAGAAAAACCATCCCAATAACAATCCATCACCCGGAAATATTCGATTTCAAGGAAAACACCCTATTGAAGATTGATGCCGAAGGTGCGGAAGTTTACATCTGTGAAAACCTCCACTCCTTTCCTAAATGGCTCGTGGTGGAATGCCATTCACGGGCGCGATTTGATGCCGTTAGGAAATCACTTTCCAAAGGAATGAAGATGGTTCAAATCATGCCACTACACGACGATTGTTACTTGGCCAAGTTTGAGAAAGTATGAGCCACCCATTCCTAACCGATAAAGAGCACGAAGATTTGAAGATATTCGCCCGCATCATGCATGACCGGGGCGGAATGGAAGCCATCACGGATGATGGGTTTATCCTGCTTCAAATGGCCACAAACAATATTCCCAAGCCAACCGTTCAAGCCGGTGATAAGACTTCTGTGGTCATGTTCTCAGACAAGGAATGGAGTTATCTGGTGGCCATGTGGACGAGATTTGAGGCACAAGGTGACAATGGGCTTGGTTGCCTTAGAGTTAAACGTGACTACCTGATGCGAGAATTTTGTCCACTAGGAACATTCAGCCAGAAACGGGCTTTAAAAATACTCATGGCAATGCTTTGCATACTTCACATTAATCCGGAGAACATTGACTTTGACTTTGTGAACTTCGGTGGGTTTAGTAACAAACTAAACTAGGATGATAACCGTTTCATCTCCCGTTCCGCAACCGCCCGCAACTGAGCCTCCGCATAAGGAGTCAACTTGAACTCGTCAGGCACAGCCCATTGTTGAACAGGAAAATATGGACGAGCAGGAATATTGTTGCCACCGCCAAACTGATGCACTGATGCATAATTTATATCAGTCTCCACGGAAGCGGATGTATTGGATATATAGCCAATATGAATTGAATTCATCAATACACCCGAACGAACCAAAGTTGGTGGCCCAAAGTATCGTATGCGTTTCTGATAATTCTTCGACAAGGGTGGCCAAACTCTTGGCCTATCCACTCCCATCACACCAAAGTTCCTCTTTGTAATCGACACGAACTCACGGGCAATCGCCGCAAGCATCTGCCTTTGGACTATATCCAGTTGCCTTGATATGCCCGATAAATCATCACGAACCACCCGGAGGCGTATCTGTAACATTCAATGCCTTGGGTGGAATATCCGGAACTGGCGGCACCACTGGCGCAACCACCTTGGGCAACGGTGCCGGGTCAGGATTTACAATCACGAACTTGGACAGGAAATCGACAATCGTGAATTGTAATTTAAGGCCATGCGAGGCGCATTGCGCCCATACCTTGTCGGGATTATCGCCCTTGGAAACGGTATAATACATTCCCCCGGTCTTAAGGCAATACAACTTGCCATATTGTATCAAGTCGCTCATATCGGTTTGTAATCCTTGACGAATTTGTCCACGTCGCACATGAAGTCGGCTATGACCTCCGGAAATGAATTGGGCTTCTGCGTTCTCTGGTCGATGCGGATTCTTTCCCCGCAACAGATTCGGACATGATAACGCATGCGCACCTTGGCATTGTCCACATCATGACAGGGAAACAGGTTCGTCGGCTCGAATTGAATCATCTTGGTTCGTTCAATCGACTTCGGGTCGGCACTCGCCTTGAATCCGCCCACCTTCATGAATTTATGGCCGATGCGTTTCTCCATGATGTCCAGTTCCTGAGGTGTGGGCATGTCCTTGGGCTGCAACCATGCCTCCGGCATTACCGTTTCCAACAGTTCCAATGGGATTTCTTGTTCGATGGTATTGCTCATGATTATGCGGCTTGTTTGAAGTAAAGAAACTGGCGGTCTTGACCGGTTGAACTCTTTCCATGCAACACAGAAACCAGTTCCCAACCCTGCTCACCCAATCCGGGCGTATGCACCGCTGGTTTGCCGGGAATAGTTGTATCAAAACCATTCAATTGTTTATTCTGGTCTTCGGTGGCCACTCCGAAGTTCGATTCCACTACCAAGTATTTATATTTCATAGGTATCTATCAGGTATTTTATGTTTTTTTTCAATGACTTCCAATCGGGCAATGCGCCAACGCGCCTGCTTTCCCTTGCCCGGCTTGTGCGCCGTGGAAAATGTTCCATCCTCACACAACTTTTGTATGTAACGCATGCCGAATCCAAGCATCTTGGCCGCGATATGCGTATCAATGGTCGAGTTTTCAGGCATTTTAATCCGCCTTCTTCTGCGGAGATTTGCCGCCTTTTGACGCCATGCCTCCACTAATTGTCTGCGGTTCCGGGTCAATCTCAACATTGATGCCCAATTTCTCCGAAATCATCTCCATGGACTCAGGTGTGGCTCTTAAACCCGCCTGTTTGAGCGATACCAACATGTCCGCATAACCCTTCGCATCTTCCTCATCAACCCCGCCCCAGACAATCCTAGGCGCATTACCGGGGATTCCATTAATCTTCATGAATGGCTCAAACAACTGACGACGCAATGTATTTCCCAACAACTTTTGGTCGAACTGACGTATATCCTCCTTCACATCGGCATGCAAAGTAGCCGTGCCATCCCCGATTCCACCACCCTTTTGTTGCTCGCTGCTGGTAGTCTGCCCCACGATAATCTTGGAAATCTCGCGGTTGCATGCGTCAAAGAACATCTTGAATCCCTCGCTCAGATTAGTCGAATTGGCCGCAATCAACTCCACTTCATCCTTACGGTCAATGGCCATACCAAACACCTTGGTAGCAGTCTGAATGGCCGATTGCATGAAGTTCACCGAATCCACCGATTGCGCGTTGGTCTTGCCCACAATGAACGGTGCCCCAAATCGTTCCATGCTGCGCGACCACCAATCCCTTGCCTGTATGCTCAGGAATGCCCAAAACATGATTGAGCGCATCGAGGAGCCAAAGTTATCCCGCACCCCGCCAAACAGCGTCCCACGATGAATGATATGCCTCATTGGGTCAGGCGCATACATGTTCGCCCAACTGAAATCAATAAACCCATTCGGATATGTCCGGTAAAACCGCAAATCCGGTTCCCACGAATCAGGGTTCCAGACCGAGTCCATCGGTTCCACTGGATTCAATAAACCTGTCGGGGTTTGCACCGGCAATCTAGCTATGCCAGGTTGGTTCGGCAGATTAAACCCACCTTGCGCCAGATACGGTAGCTTATAACTGATCAACTCCGGCCACACACAAAAGAACTTCTTAAGCCCATACCGAACCCCGTTGCTAAATTGACCGGTATCATTGTCCTCGAATATCTTTTCATTCGCAATCGCTGGCCATAGGCAGGCATCCATCAAATGGCCAATGCCCATGTCCCAATTCTCGCAGTCCTCAATCATGTATTTGATGGCATCGCAAGCCACCCCATCACCACCCGCCTTCTTGTCAAAGGGCTGTATCGAATAGGGCGCGCCACAAACCACCATCTTTCGCTTGTTTAACTCTGATTGTATGTGAGCACTTCCTAACGTGGTATCACGATACAATGTATAAAGCCGGTAAGTATCACCACGCTCTGCCTGACGTATGGCACTCTGAATATCGGATATACTGACTGTAACCGTGGACAGATTTGGCGCAATTCCCCAACCTGACATGCGGCCTTTAATCTGCATTGGAACACTGCCACGCGGGCCAACCTCATCGCTGCCTTGTGGTATAATCGGCAACTGTGGCATCTTGGCAGGTAATACGCCACTGAGGACATTCCCCATGGTATTACGCATTCGTTGTAGAATATTCGCCATCAGCTAGGTTTCAAAACAAATCGTTTTAGAAGGAAACATACTGTCGATGAACCATTGAAACGCCATCGACCTTTTTCCTTGCGACATGATGCGACAACCTTTCCGCGCTTGGTTACTATAATTCTGCGGGGCATGACCATGCCTTCCTTTACCTCCGACAGCCACGGGATGCAACTACTATCTTAATCGGTTTATACCACCACCCGGCAATGTCTGTAATCCCAACTTCACCACCACCGGACGCCATATCCCCAAATAGTCCGAGGTCTGCTGCTGCACTTGGTAAGTCTGCTGATACTTGCCGCTCGCATACTTCAACACATTGCTCCTAGTCCATCCAGAACCACTGATATACGTCGAACTGGGTAATGCCGCAACAGCCGTGTTAAACGCGCCTATACTGGTTGCCGTCACCAACTGAGGCACACTGGGTATGTTGATTGATTGGCTCATTCAAATGAAATGGTTTTACCGACTTCTATCTTGTTAAACTCGCACTTGTCCACATCCACACTTCTGGTCTTGTGAACGCCCTTTGGGTCATTCCCCTCAATCACCACAGTCCACGACTCCGGGTAGTATTGTTGAATGTAAATAGTAGTATCACCTGATTGCATCGGAACCATCATGAAGAAATCATCGGTGTGATATTTCTTAACGACCTCGCCAGCCTTGAGAGACATTGAATCAATTGCACAATAGATGCCAATTCCAATAAATGAAAGTAGCACAACGAACAATAAGACCATACAGAATATCAGGAACTTGCCCACACCCAAACCCTACCACCCCATCCTTTGCTCTGCAACACCCATCGGACAGGGTTTTATGAACCCCATACCACTCGATGCTTCCCACCCGCTATTGGGCATTGCGGCTAAAATGCACCCATCCCCACGGTCTGGACTTGGAACACCGCGCTCCTTCATATCCCGCTTCGTCTCAATGGCCAGCCTGCCCTTCGTTCCGGGAACACGCTTGCGGTTAATCAACTGCGCCCGCAAGTCAAAGTCATTAGGCAGAATCAAGCCGTGCATGTCCAGCAACTCAGAGAAGTTATACCAGCATTCCGATTTGCAATCCTGAAAGTGTTCATCATCCTTGGCGGGTGAGCCGTTATTCCATCGGTTGATACGCCATCCTCTCCTGTCTAGTTCATCCATCACCAGTTGACCGCCTCCACCTTCATCCCCGCTAATCTGGTGAGGCAACAAGCGCAACCTAGTGAAGTTCTGAATCAGGCGGTCGCATAGCGGGTGCAGCCCTTCCACCCTGAAACAATCTTCCATGGTAATCTTATTGCCGTTACGCAAGAATACCGTGGACTCGTCACCATCATTAGACCAAGCGAAGTCACAACCGCAATGTATTTCACCTGTCTTCCATTCCGGCGGATTATTCAAAGCAACATCAATCTGTTTGTAGTCTATGACGGCATTCTCAACGAGAGCCATGAAGCCATGACCAAGGATGGAATCGGCAAGGCCACTACGTCCCCATTTACGTCTGACGTTCTCTATGTGCTGCTTGGTTATGTGCGGGCAATCCTCCGCTCTCTGAGTGAAGCATTGGAAGTCCTGCTTGCGTATCGTGTGGGAGTTGTAAAACCAACCTTCCGCGTAACCATGACTAGAGAGCAAGAATAATCTAGTCGGATGTATTCTGCCTTCTACTACTCCTTCCAACCAAGGCTCACTAGACTTACACTCATCACTTGCAAATGCCAGTGGACAATCTATAAGTGGATTATCAGACCTTGTGCCAGCATGATAACCTTCTGCTAGTCCCGGTTTCTTAGTGCTTATACCAGTGAAGAATCCTCCGCACTCAGTCTCTATGTAAGGTATGTCATACCAATGCCACGAAGGAAACTTCTTCTTGAACTGCCATAGCGATGGCATAAGCTGTTGTATTATCTGGTCATACTTACCTGACGTGGAAACGAACCGACCAGCCGGGAACATCTGCAGATGCCATAGAATGAAAGTGGTTAATACAATCGCGGTCTTACCTCCATCGTTGCATGAAGCGAAGGATACCTGACAACCTTCCTTGTAGAGAGCGGACAATACCTGCTTTTGAACAGGATAGAAGTTAATGCCTAGAAACCCTTCACCGAACCCTTGTGGAGTGGCCAGATACTTCTGCCGACTCTCATTTAGGTATTTCAGCTTTACTGGTGGCATCGGTCTTCACTTCTTGCACATCCTGTATCTCTTTACAATCCATTCCCGCTATCTTGCGAAGATTGTTCACCACATCGGCCTCTACTCCGTTTATTTGAAGCAGGTTGGTTACTTGCTCATCTCTCCATTTCTCACGTTGCCTATTCTTCAACCAGAAAATACATGCGGTCGTATCAGGCGGATAATGCTTCGTAATCGGTGTTACAATCACTTGGCCCATGAACTGTTTGATGTCCATGTCAGGATGCGAATAACCACAAGCTCTTTTGTAGAGACTCATGAAAACCTTTTCGTCAGCATTCGCCTTCTCCTTTGTAGCCTTTAGAAACTCTGGTCTTTCGTCTTTCCAAGCGTATATCGTTGCAGGAGTTACATTTAGGAAGTTAGCAACATCTTCATCAGTTGCGCCCATTCGATATAACTTCTTGGCCATGTTTATGTTAAAGCCATTACATTTGGTTGGCCGTCCTACAGTTTCCACAATACCATTTTACATAGCCGCTCTTTTAAAAGTCAAGCTAATAATTACTTTAACGATAATCCCATCGTGGGAACAAAATGGCTAGTGGTCGTGTTTTGATGAGTCATCGAGCGGCTGCGGGCAGACAGCGCGCAGCGAGATGACGAATCATCGAAAGCGATAATACCCTTAAGTACGCTCTAGATTGGAAGTACATTCTCTTTTATTTATATCTGTATCTGTATTACGTTACTCCACCGTTACGGGTGCGTTACTGTTTCGTTATTTTCATTACAATAACGCTTGACCGTTACTTTGGATGGATTATGATGATTGATATATGGATACATGGACACCGTTGTTCAGTTCAATCATCGCTTCGAGTATTTGGGGTGAATCGCCTGTAGTCAAAATCGTGTGGGTTACGATGCTGGCCATTAAGGACAGGAATGGCTTTGTTTCGGCTTCTGTGCCCGGTTTGGCGCGTTTGGCCGTGGTTCCGGTGGATGAATGCCGGGCTGCATTGAAAGTGCTGGAATCGCCCGATAAAGACTCAAAATGCCCCGACCACGAGGGCAGGCGAATCAAGACCGTTGAGAATGGATGGCTGATACTGGGACATGAGCGGTTCATACAGAGGATGCGGGCTGTGAGCAGCCAAATCGGAAATGCCAAGAGGCAGGCCAGACACCGCCAGCAAAAGCGGCTAATCAAACTGCCCACCGACCCGGTGTATCCCGACTTGCACGGCGATGGCCGGCTCAAAGAGGAACCACCAGCATACGGCAACGGGATTTGAGGTTGACAAGGCAAACGCAAGGCGGTATGGTTCGCGCAATGAAATCAGTGACACTTGAAGACTTCAAACGATGGGGCAGCATGGGCGGAAAGGCTCGCAAGAAGCCGCGAATTCTCACACGCGAACAGGCAATTTCAATGGTGCAGGCACGCGAAGCAAAGAAAAACGGTCTAAAAGTGTCAACGCAACCCGCTACGGCTTAAGGAGATGAAAACAATCGTATTTTATTGTGAAATAGTTGTTGCAACGCTAGCGGGTTGTGATAGAGTGTGGGTATGAAAGTTAACAAACCATTGTATGTGATTCTCGACCAGTTTGGAAATCGTTACGATACACCGATGGCTGCCAAGCTGGAAGCGCAACGGTCAAGGGCAGAGCTTCGGATTCACAATCGCCGCGAGTCTAAACTGGGATGCCAGAAGCGGGAATTTACAATCGCAACCATTCACTCGGAGTTGGCACAATGAGCGCATTAAATCAAATTAAGCCGCCTTGGTATCATCGGGGAATTCACATGTTTGTCTTGGAAAAACTCGCCAAACGTTACGGCAAGGGCTGGGAGGATGGAGTCTGTCACAAGGGCGGAATTTCAAGCGGAACGTGGATTGTCATGGGCAATCAAGTCGGGATGCGCCTCCGGCAAATCTTGGCCCTTTACAACACACAGGATGAGTTCTTAAAGGATTAAGTCTATGAGACAATGCACTAGTTGCGGTTGTGAAATTGATGACCTGATGGAATGCTGTCCCGGCTGCATGGGATCGGTTGGCGAATTGATTCATGTGGACATTTCAAAGGAGGAAGTCGCGGCGCTAGAAAAATGCGATGCGATTTTAGAGGGGCTTCAAACCGATTTGCGCGGCGGATGCAAAGTCAAGACCATCCGGGCCTTGATTTCCAAACGGCTTGACTCACACACTGAAGACCCATCCGAGGAATACCGATACTTGAAAAAGCGAGAATTGGACGCGCTTGAAGACCAGAAAGACAAAGCCGATATTTTGTGGGGAATATTGGTGATGTTGAAGCGTGGTTTTGACACCCATCAAACAAATTCTAACAAGCTCGAGATCGACCGCAAAGACTGGGAAGAAGCGGTAAAGCGGGCAACCGCACTCAGGCATTAATTTTTATGAGCACTGACTGTAAAAACTGCAAGGCCAACCCAGCCAAAGAGCCTAAGACCATTCTTTGGCGCATTAACGAAAAGAGCATTATTGGCGAGTGGATTTGTCAGGAATGTATGGGCTGCGTAGAGACTTGGGAGGGTAAACCTCATTATGTTCATTCGAAGGACTGTCCATCATATTGCGATTATGCCTGCAACCGTGATAAAGGATTCGACTTGGCAGAACAGATTAAAAAATATCTTTGGAAAGACTGACCCTCTTTCCCTCCCCAACAGTTAACCATCAATAATATGCGATACAAGATTCAACCGACAGTAGCAGAGCAATTAGAATTTGAATCAGCGGTTCAAGGTCTTTCCAATCTCGCCCTGAAAGTGTGTGAGGTTCGTGGCCGCCTTGTAATGGCAGGATGTGGAACATTCCGCACCGCGAATGAATTTGACTTTCTAAACAAGCTAGAAGCCCGCTTGGATAAAATGAGAGCATCGCTTTATAAAAAGCAAAAGATTGGCGAGAAGAACATGCCAGCCAATTATGAAGAACTCACACCAACTACCTAACCCCCAACACACTAAGAGGATGAATATCGAAATAACAGATGCCCAAAAAGAGCAGCAAGACTATCAATTGAGCATCGTCGACGACTACCTAATCGGGGTGCGTAACAACGCAGACCTTGCTCTGAAAGAACTTAACAAGCTCAAGACAATGCTCGTGAACCACGAAGCTGAGTTCTGGAAATCCAAGCAACCGAAATAAAGCCTATGAGCCAATCCCATAACAGAGCATGAAAACCAGTGTAATACGAGAAGACCAAGTGAATCTTGGACGGTTGCAGGAACGTTGCGACACCCTACGAGCCGAGCGCGATAGGTTGAGGGAGGCTCTTGAGGGAATTATGATTGTTGGGGAGCACATAGAAATAACCCAAGGCTTGCGAATTGAAAAACTATTCAAGGCGCAATTTGATGGGGCTCGTAATGCCCTAAAGGAGACTACTAAATGACAACCCCATCCAAATTCGCGTTGAAGGCAGCTAGGGCGATTGCAGAACAATTACACTTAATTGCTCCACCACCAGAGGTTGCCAAGATTATCGACGCCGCTTTTGCCGACAAGTTGAAGGCGGGTGATGAGATGCTGGAAGCCTTGATGAAAACTTGCGACGGGCGCGGAGACCATGAATCAAGACATAGGGCCATTGAAGCATGGAGGGCCGCGCAATGAGCCGCCAACCTAAAATCGAAGTGTCACATCCCGCGCCGGGTAGGAGCCTGCTATCAATAGACTTTAGCGAGTGTCACCCTAACGAGCCTGAAATACTGGCCATGGTAAGGGAGCGCAACAAACACGCACAGGAAATGGCTTTGAGCCGATGGACGGTAAACAAACCAAAGGAGAGCAAATGAGCATTGAAGAATTGCATAAGCATGAACGCACGGCATGGGAGAACTTTAAAATCCTTGACGACAAGACACGCGATGCCCGCACGGTATGGTGTGAATTGAAGAACCAACTTGAACTTGAAACATTCCGGCAGGAGAACGAGGCCCGCATACGCACTGAGGTCTTGCAGGAACAAGCCATGGCCAGCAAGGAGGCGAAGTGAAAGACGAGACGGCATTTCCATGCGTATCAGGTTCCCACTCGTATCCCGGCCTCTCAATGCGTGATTACTTCGCTGCGGCGGCTTTGCAGGGCATTTGTGCCTCTGAGCATATCTCCAACAGCACAATACAACATTCTTGGGTGGCAAAAATATCCTACCAACTGGCCGATGCCATGCTTGCCGCCCGCACCCAACCCCCGACGCCGACTAATTGAGATTATGAATGAACCTGAAATCAAAAACGCCGTCATCGAATCGGCGGAACTTACCACCGGCGACCGAGGCTTCCTCGATTGCTGGCTAACATTGGACTATGGCGGGAGCGGTCAAGGCTTTGGAGGCTGGACGCTTTACCTGCCAAAATCATGGACGCATCACAAGCTCGAAAGCCCTGCGGGTCATTGGATATTCCGGTGCATGGAAGTTGCTGGCGTCGATAAGTTCTCCGATTTGAAAGGCAGAACCATCCGCGTCAAGTCAACCCATTCCGGCGTTCAAGCAATCGGCCATATCGTCAAGGACGACTGGTTTTGTCCAGAGGAAGATTTTAAAGCCTTGAGAAAGGAATCGAAATGAATGACAACGACGCAGAAATAACCGGAGCAGATGAAACAAGGCTCAGTATCACCACGCGAGAGCTTGCGCCGGGCGGTTACGTCAAGCCTACGCCTCAACCTGCATCGGCACGCGCAACCGCTCGCGAGAATCGCGTCATAGAAATCAGCGCGGCCCTTGAACCTGCCTACGCGAAGGCCGGAACGCTTGAAATAACCGAGGATGAGATTGCCAAGCTCACCGCGCCTTTCGATGATAAGGACGTTGAGAAACGCCCGCATGATGGATTGTTCTACATCCCGCATATCCTCATATCCGACCGCCTCACACGCATCTTTGGACCCGGTAAATGGACAATGTTGCGCCGATGGGAGAACATCGAAAACAACACGATATTCGCTGAATGGGTTATGATTGTCCGGGGCGTTTATATCGGCGAATCGGTGGGAGCGCACCAATACCACCCGACCAACCCGAAACAGAACTACTCAGACGCCCTTGAAAGCACTCGTGGCGAGGCGTTACGGCGCATTGCGGGCAAATATCTATCATGCGGCTCACAGGTCTGGAGTCCGGCCTATTGCCGGGGTTTAAACGCCCCCAAAGCCTCTACAACAAATCAGAAGGTAGCAGAGCAGCCCCCGACGCCTCCAAAGCCCGTAGCGAGCATCCCAAGCGCAACGGCGGTGCCTGTAGAGGCTAAAGAGCTATTGCCAAAGATTGCCACGGCGGAAACCCTGAAATGGTTCCTGCAACGTATCGAGGAAACCACACTTCAGAAGGAGTTCTGCGAGTATGCTTGCGAGAGGGGAATCATGCTAACATCGGAAACCCTAGAAGACTGGCCTTTGGACAAGGTTCCAACCTCGAAGCGGGCATTTGCGGCACTTCTTCATGACGTGGAGGAGTTTTGCATGGCCAAGCAGGGGCTTGCGCCCATCAATCAGGATGCCGGCCATCACGCAGCCGAATGGTATAATTTTCCGATGCCATACGGCAAGAATGCCGGAGTCATTTTGGGCGAATTGGAGAAAAACTACCTGTTCGGTTTGTGGGCAAATATGACCGTGGAAACTGAATATAACGGCAAGCCCAAGAAAACCGAAACCATCGCCAAAGATACCAAGCTGCGCCAGATGCTTGATGAAGCTGGAAAACATTACGAGTTCACCAAGAAAGACTAAAAACCATGAGTGATACAATCGCCAGAGTCCACCCAAACAGATTGAAGGGGCTTGAAATCGGTTGGGCAAATGCTTCGTTGCGGCGCAATCCATATAATCAACGAATATGTCCCATTTGTAGCAAGACGTTTGAAAGGCGAGGGAATCGTAAATCATCAGGCAAAAACCCTCCCTGCTGCTCGAAAGTATGTAAATCAGAATCGCAGAAATTAACAGCCTTGGGATTTACACACGCTCGCCGTCCCAAGGAGGGCATTAAACGCAATTGCAAAGTATGCCATTGCGAGTTTCAAAAACCAAAATCCCAAGACAGCCTTTATTGTTCATTGAAATGCAGGGTGTCCGACCCTACGGTATTTGACGCGATTAGCGGAGGTCGTCATTATAATTGGAAGGGTGGAATAACTCGCGGCAACCAAACCTTGCGCAAATCAAGAACCGCCAGACAATGGCGCAAGATAGTTTTGCTGCGCGATAAATCCACTTGTTTAATGTGCGGTTTCACCGCAACCAGATATATGAGGGCGCATCATGTATTGCCTTGGGCGAAATATCCTCAGTATCGTTTTCTGGTCGGAAATGGAATGACGCTTTGTTTTTGGTGCCACGAATACATCCACGAAAGAAATTAATATGACAACAACCATTGCACGAGTTCAAAAGCCGGAAGCCTCGCATTATTATCTTCAAGACGGCACTCCGTTTTATGAAGTTGACTATGCCGACCCGCGAAAAGGAAAACGAAAAACCACATTGTCTGACGCTCGAAAGGTCAATGCACTTCCAAGCGTCACAACAATCTTATCATGCCTCAATCGCCCCGCCCTCACTTCATGGCTTATTGAGCAATCGGTATTGGCTGTCCTGACCGCGCCTCGAAATGAGGGAGAGGAACTAGACGCCTTTATCCAGCGAGTTTTGCATTCGGAAAAGCAGCAGGATTCAGAATCCCAAAAGGCTCGTGATTTGGGCACTGATGTTCACGCTCAAATCGAATTGGCCATTACCGGCCAAGTTTGGGACAGGGCCTTTAAGGATTACGTTGAGCCTGCCATCAAAGCCTGTGAACAGTTCGGGGTATGCGATGCCTCTGAATTCGTCGTGGTGGGTCAAGGCTACGCTGGTAAGGTTGACGCCAAGTTTGCCAATGGCGACATTACTATAGTGGATTTTAAGACCACTAAAACACTCCCGAAAAAATCATACACCGAACATCGGTTGCAACTTGCGGCCTATGCGAAGGCATTGGGCAATACTGGCAATACTTACGTTCGCACGGCAAACATTTACATCAGCACCAAAGAGCCGGGCAAAATCGCCACCTGTATCAGCGATGAATGTGCAAGTGATTTTGAACGCGGTTTTAAACCCCTAATCGACTATTGGCAATACGCCAATGATTACAAGCCATGACCCCTAAACCCCTATTATGCCCGGTGTGTAAAACGCCAGTTGACCGCGATTTTCAAGATTCCAAGTTCCTTGTGTGGTGCACAAAACCTAATTGTAAATCCTACATTGCTGGATGGAAAGGCGGAAAAGGAGATTCATATAAAGCAGCCCACAAAGACCTTTGCGCCAAAGTTGAGGCCGAACGCGCCAAAGACATCGATGATATGGGCCAAGCTGGATGCTGATATGAGACGATTTGCTGAATCTTGCACTCTTATCATTGAGCATCTTGGCCGTGGAAAAGGTCGCGTGCTTCGATGCGAGGGCTATGACTCGTCAGGCAATCTGAAATGGACTGTTTATGGACTCAGACAAGCCAATGGCGCATATAACTTTATGAAATCGCATGGCAAACCTGTTAAGATAATAACAAAAAGGCCCAACCCCAAATGAACGAGAATACCAAAGAAGCTCTTAAGGACGTGATAAATGGCATTGAATTGATTGTGCAATCGATATTGCCCCAGATTGGCATGGAATATGCCATGAAGATTATCGACCGATGCGAACGCGCAAAGAAGGCTCTGGACGCCGACGAAACCATTTTCTAACCCCCACGTGAAATGATGTGAGTGCGATTAAGCCATTAATATATCAGTTGCCTTCCTTGTTATCCGTGATATATTGCTTTCATTATGGGACAACGAAAAGGATACAAACAAACGCCAGAGCATATTGCCAAACGAAAGAGATTTGGAAAACAGCATCACGCTTGGAAGGGAGACAATGCTTGCGTGAGAGCGGGCAGGACGAGGGCAAGAAGATTATTCCCGGTCATAGGGCCATGCGAAGAATGTGGAAATCCTCGTTCAGAGAGGCACCACAAAGATGGCAATACGTTGAACAATCAGAAATCGAACATTGCCATTCTTTGCCGAAAATGCCATATGCGCGGAGACGGCAGGCTTGTAAAACTTGCAGCCACGGGAATAATCAATCTCCCAAAAATGGTTTCACTGGCAGCAAAGGCAAGGTTACAAATTACACATTGTCCTAAAGGGCATCCCTATGCAGGAACCAATCTTTACATTAACCCAGCAGGCTCCAGATGTTGCAGAAAATGTCTTAACGATTACAAAAGACAACAAAGAGCCTTGGCCTCCGGCAGGAATCAAGTGGTATTACCATGATGAAAGTTGCGCCATAGCTCATGGAGATTGTACAACCATAATCCCTCATCTTCCAAAGGTTGATTTGGTGCTCACTGACCCGCCTTATGGGATTGACGGAGAACGTTCGGGAATGCGAATAAATAGAATATCTAAAGGCGCATATTTAGGAGAACATTTCGAGGATAATTCTGAATTTGTGACTAATGTTGCCGTGCCAGTTATTTCAGAATGTATAAAATCTCATGAGCGGGTTGTTCTCACGCCGGGTCAAGTTAATATTCACAAATATCCGCCGCCAGACCATATGGGCGCGTTCTTTTATCCTTCATGTTGTTCGGTCTCACGATGGGGAATGCGTTTATGGCAACCGATTTTCTACTATGGCAAAGACCCGTGGCAGGGAAAACTGAGGCCTGATGGAAAGATTTGCTATGATTCCGACCGCGCAACCGAACATCCATGCCCAAAACCTATCAAAAGCTGGTCTTGGTTACTAGAAAGAACATCATTACATGGAGACGTTGTTTTAGACCCATTCATGGGTTCCGGCACCACATTACGAGCCGCCAAAGACCTTGGACGCCGCGCAATCGGCATTGAGATTGAGGAAAAATACTGCCAAATCGCCATCGAACGCCTCCGTCAAGGATTGCTAATTACCGCTTAAGATTATGTTGACATCCTCCCCCGATTCGATTAAGGTTCACGCGACAGATGCCAGTGTAAGAAGCTGGTTGGGACGCAAAGTCGCATGTATTCAGACTTTCCGCTCAGGTGCCTTAAATGGCGGCTTCCAACAGCTTTCTTACCCTGAGCGGGGAATTTTCCCCATAGAAATCAGTCAGCGAATGTCGCCTGCCGGTAAAGCTCCGCGCACACGACTAAAACCACGGCATGGAAGGCAATACAGACACCACAGAGGGGCACGGTAGCTCCTACCCGGTTTGCATATCTGAGTCGCGGGCTTGTGCCATACGCGAAGGGCGCAAACAATATGTTATGGGAACCGACTGCCCGGTTGAGCCTTTCGATGCACCATACGTTGATGGGAGATGGCTTGTGCCGGGGTTTTTCCAGACGCCATCACGCGAGGATGAGCTAAACGACAAGGCTTATAAGGAGCAACAAGAGGCTTTGGAGCAATTAAAAGCCATGGGAGCTACCAAAGAACAGATTGAAAAGCTGGTCAACTATCGCCCATGATGCAACCTGAACCCTCGAACATCCATCACCTACCGGCCCCGGCCAAGTTTGTGCCTCCTACGCTGGAAATGTGCAGCTTGCAAGGTGCCAAGACTGGGTTGCCGCAAGTTGAGGTAGAGGCGTTCTTTCACTACAATGAGGCACGTGGTTGGCTGCTCAATGGTAAGCCGATGAAATCTTGGGTGAGCGCATTGGCCTATTGGAAATCGCGGGCCATTGGCGTGCGTGAGCGCGGCGACCAGCCATCAGCCTCCATGAAGATGATGCGCGATTTAGAGGATTTGAAACGCACAGAGGCGAAGATTCAGGACATTCGCAAGCGCAACGGCGCGTCTGGATGGCCTGCCGAAGATTTGAAACTGATAACTGACCTTAAGAGACGACGGGAAACATTGAAAGGCATACTTGGGTTTTTAGCCTAAGGGCCATGCGGGGAGTTGCGATATGAATGAAAAGCGTTATAACGAGTTGATGAACTCAGAAACCTTCGACCTTACTCCTGATGAGATGGCCGAAGGGTATCACTTTTGCAATGAGTTTGATGGGCTTTTAATCGACCCGTCGATGGGAGAATGGGAATTCTGTTGTTGTGGCGCGAAGTATTATTGGGAGGGCGGCAAGAAATACGGCGCTGCGAATACTTAACCAGTCAGTCAACAAAATAAAATAAGATTGTGAAATGTCCTTCATGTAATCGTGATGTTAAAATGCTCAAATATGCAAACAGACGTTAAAGTTATTGGAGGAAAGCTGGCTGTGGACTGCCCTAACCAAGATTGTGACCCAGAGGACGGATGTTGCATCTGTGAACATACTGGATGGGTAGATGCCGGTTCGGAAATATTCAAACAACAAAGAAAAGAGCCAAAAAGGAAAAACTATGAACTGCCCAAGCTGCAATCGAGAAGTTGAAATGCTCAAGTCCACCACTACCGGCAGGAAATGCCGCGAATGCCATGGATTAGAGACAGGAAAAATGGTTTCATCTTGTTGCCTCTCTCAAGCGGGAATGATTCTCAAGCAGGACGGGGCTACTTTTGATTCTTGGGAATGTGCTCAATGTGGAAATCCCTGCGAATTGGAAGCGTTAAAACCGGTTCCGACTGACATTCCAACGCAGGATGCTCGGAAGAAGAAACCCAAGCAGAACAAGTGTAAATTGTGCGGCTTTCCAGTTTCATCTGATAGCGATATTTGCGGGGAGTGACGATATGAAAACTAAAAAATGTCCAATGACCAAAGAGGTGCGAAAAGAGATTAGGCGTATGTCAAAGTGGATTCAGCGACTATCCACAAAATGCGACGATTGCGATTGCGCAGGAGTATCATACGACTTGGACGGCGCATCAAGCGGGCTAGATATGGCACTTCATAACTGGAAATATTACAGCAAATAACACCCACACCAAAGAGATTCAGGAACAACGAAGGGGAGTATGAGCTATACAAAATTACCGGCAATTAAAGGTTCTACGGCATGCTTAACATGCGGCTGTGGTTCTCACGACACAATCGGCATGGAGCGCATCATCGGAGTAGGGTTTGGTGATGCTGGCGTCATGAAAGACGGCGATTGCATCTGGAATGAGGGCAACGGAAACGAAGATGAATTATGGCAAGTTAAGGATGCCGAGGTTTTAGCCGTAAAGGAGCCTGATTGTGACTGGCGCATCTATTATCATGCGCCTTTATACGATGCTGAATATCAGAGGCAGGGTGAAGCACATTGGGTGCTGGTATCGAAAGGATTGGGTTTCGCATGAGCGATTGGAAAACAATCAATGCCGGTAGAATCCGCGAGGGTCAATTCTGGTCTGAGGATTCGGATGGATTCAATGGTGCGTTCCGTTTGTTCATTTGCTATGAATGGCTTAAAATAATTGCCAGCGATGGCGAGGGATGGAAACACGTTTCGGTGTCCCGGTTCATGGATGCCAAAAAAGTCCCCTCATGGGAAATGATGTGCAAGGTTAAAGACCTGTTTTGGGAGCCTAAAGATTGGGTGGTGCAATTCCACCCGGCGCACAAGGAATATGTGAATAATCATCAAGGCTGTTTGCACTTATGGCAACCGACAGAACAGACATTTCCGGTGCCAGATTCTATTTTAGTAGGAATCAAATAACCCCACCAACCACAACCAGTAACAGAAGGGAAATATGATACTAGAAAAAGAACGATTCGAGGCTTGGCTTGAGCAAAAACCGGATGATAGGACTTGGGATTACTTGGACATTCACGGTTGCGTGGTATGCTCCTTTATAAAGGAAACCAGTAACGCCAGACATGTGTCTATTGGGCCACGAGACTATACCATTGATGGAGGGGAGTTGAAACGCATCCCGCAATGGCTATATTCCGTTCTGTGGAGCGCAAGAAAACCTTTTGTTGCTGACCATGGTGATATAATACACCTTCAATCATTGAAGGACTCCTATACGAAGCTATTCCCACAAGACACCCCGCAACCCCAATCCACCACCCCACAAAACCATGAGTGAATCACAAGAGAGTAAAAGGCACCTTGCCAAGATGTTCCACAAGAAGTTTGAGGCGATTAACGTGCTCAAATGGCACTCCGGGTCATATTCCGATGGCCACGGGAGATATTGCGCCCTTGGACATTGTGGCGAGTTTTAAGATGAGCTTCATAGAACTATAACCACCAAGGAATCAGAGCAACTAAGACAACTATTTGGTAATGCGGTTGGTTTAATCAACGATGGAATTGAGAAAACCTATCAACAACCCACACCCAAGGCCCGAATCTTGGCGGCTTTGGAGACAATCATACGACAATGACCCCGCGCCTACAAGCCCTCGCCCTACGCCCGGAAGAATCATCCGCGCTATTGGCCAATGGAACGGTTACAATCACACCTACCAAGCCCAAGAAGAAGCGTGTGATTCTCACAGCGCAACAGCGCAAGAATTACCATAAGAGATGGGCCAAGGCCAATATAGAATGGCTCAGAGAATATCAGCGAAAATGGTATAAAGGCAACAAACAACGCCAGAAACGTCACAAAAACCTAATGTAATTATGACTGTCCTACCTGACAACATTTTAAAGCGCATGAATAAATTAGACCGCGCAAAGCTAGGCAAGGCGGGCGTCCTCGCATCAGAGGCCAACGCAATTCAACTGGCCAAACGCGAGAAGGATGTTCACCGAGAGATAAGCCAATGGCTCAACCTACATGACATATTCTTTTTCCATAGTCGCACTGACCGACGCGCCACCACTCAGAACGGAACGCCAGATTATGCGTTTTTGTGGGAGTTTGAACAGAGTGGAAATCTTGCCAAACATTTAACCGGCGTTGCGATTGAGGTCAAAGTTGGAGGCAACAAACTTTCCGATGAACAGGAAAAGGTCATGTGGAGGATGCGCGATAACGGCTGGATTTATTACGTGTGCGATTCTCTAAAAGATATGCTCCTAAAGCTGGACTACAAACAACCTTGATATGACACCGATAGAAAGATTGCATTCGGAACATGAGGCTTATAAACAAAGCTATGCTTCCGGCATTGCTGATGAGCGGAATCGCATCATGGGCATATTAGAAGATACAACGGATGGTGTTTCTCCCATAGGATTAGTGCGCCCAGTAATAAATGACGCGACTAACAGAATTCTACACGACAACATGACACAATCACCGCCCAAGCGCACTTGGACGCATGAGACAGATATCAGCGCGGATTAATATGAAACACTTATTTTTACTCTTATTATGCCTTCCGTGTCATGGGCAGGTAATAAACATCGTTCATATTGACATCAACGCCACCAATATCGCGGGTATATCGTACGACCACGTATGGCTTATAGCCGCGCCTATATGTCCCGGTAGCAATTACGTATTTGAAACTGAGACCTTCACATGGTTCGGTCAGCCACAATGGAACGCCGTGGGCCAATTCACGCCGAAATACATGGCTGGCGGCACGGATGTTTACGTAACCAACGGCGCGTTGCACGTATTCAGGTCGAAGATGCTACTTCCACCACCAAAGTTATGAACGAACAAGAACAACGCGAGCGATTATGAAAGCGAGTCCAAATCAGTTAAAGAATCTTGTCGATACCACAACACATGGTCATTGCATTGGCGGATGGTCGCCCGAATACTCGGTATGGCAGGCTGCAAAGAAGCGTATCTCGAATCCTAACTCGAAATATTACGAGCGTTATGGCGGTCGCGGAATCAGTATGTGCGCTCGCTGGTTCAATTCGTTCGAGAATTTTTTAAAAGATATGGGGCCGCGTCCCGATGGGTATTGCCTCGAACGCATTGACAATGACGGAAACTATGAGCCCGGAAACTGCAAGTGGGCAACTCGTTTGGAACAGCTAAACAATACAAGCATAAACCGTAGATTCACTTTCCAAGGCCAAGACCGAACCTTTTCTGAATGGGCAAGGATTCTTGGAGTTGGCCGAAACACCATTAAATACCGAGTCGAAAAATGGGGAACCCTGAAAAGATTATGAACACCGAACAAACCGCTCTTGAAAAGGAACTGCATGACACGCTCTCTAGCGACAGGACGTTTTCAGAAATTGCTAAACTTATCCTCGCCCGCGAGAAGGGTCTCAGGGACGAACTAAAATCTGAAAAGCAAATGTTGGTCGAGAAGAATATCACGGCCAATACGTTTATGAATCAGGTCAAGCGATTGCAGCAAGAAATCACAGCCATAGAAACTGGAATTAAAAACGAGTTTAAGCATGAATCAGGAGCTTATTTCTCGCTGGCCAATGAAAACTTTTATTGCAAAGTGTGCAGAAAAGACATGGGCAAAGATTACTACTCAAAACACGAGACGGCCACCCCATTATCAGAAGAACACGCAAGTTCATTACTTCAATCAGGAATGGCACATATCGAAACAAAACAACCCGCCCCACCCACTGACGCTGTGAAAGTGCCGAAGGGGTATGAGATTGAAAGTCCAAGCGGAGAATATGTGCGCGAAGATTGGCTAAACCTAATCGATGGAGTATGGGCAAAAGTTCAGGTATGGGACTACCCAATTAACACATATCAAGGCCCACGCATCTTCGCCCGCCCCATCACAAACGAGAGGAAAGAGGGATGAATAGAATTCTAGTATCCTCAACATTTGGTTCATGTTGTTTAACAATCATATTTTTAGTAAGGTATGAGCATGGATATCAAGAATGGCCAACGGCGTCTATTGCGTTTTCTACTGGTATGTTATGGGCACTATTGATTTCAGAGATAAGTAGCTTTAAACAACCACGCACATTGAGAAGAAAGGCACCACATGAAAAGTGAAATACAACCTTGTCCGTTTTTCGGTGAGCCAGCAGAACTTGATATGCAACGCGGTTACTCTCAATATCCGTGTGGTGAGCGTGGCACCGCAGTTGCAATAACCTGCTCAAAATGTCCATGCGATATGAGCCTTTGCACAGAAGATTATCTAGGCGATTTACCAGAGACACTCGCCGAATGGCTTACGGAGGCATGGAATAAACGAGCCGCCTCCCGCAAACTTCTAGCTGAACAGGAGGGTTGGGGATGAGCAGAGGACATCATTTTACGCATTGCCAGTATTGCAACCGCGAGTATGTGTGCGGGGACTGCATCACATCCGATTGCGAATTGGGCCACAACCGTAAACGTTGCGAGCATTATCAGGCGCACATCGGACAGCAAAAGGCGCAAGCTCACCTGATGGAAAAGCTGTTCGACAATCCCGACAAGAAGAAGGCAGGTGTTGCTAGGATGCTTGCCGGAATGAATTGGGATTCGGTCTGCGAGTCTCTTAGCAATGGAGAACTTGCCGAGGAATTGAAAATCAAAGTATGGGCAGAGCAGACACTCGGAACATACGAAATTGCTTTGATTGAGCAAGCTATTGAACGACTTAACAAAAAAGACACCAAATGACCACCACTAACACCGACGAACTGGAAAAGGCTGTGGAGCGGCTTCAATGGTTATACTATCAAGGATTACCAATTGAAAAAGCACCAATGAATATAATCCTCACCGCCCTCCCCTCCTTGCAGGCTCGACTTGCGGCGGCTGAAGGGAGGTTGGAGAAAATGCGTAATGCCTCTAAACAATTATTCGAGGGCAAGCACGAGCAAAACGCTTGGGGTATTACGATAACAATATATGGCCCAACCTTCCTTGAAGCGATTGACTCCATTCCAACTACAAACCGAAATGAATAAACAAATAAAACATATCATAATTACCATGACGCTATTCCTTGTAGGTATAGCAATAGGAATGCGTATTGAATGGTCTAAAAGTCACTATATTATGCCAAAAGAAGTGTTCTTTTATAATTGCCGAATCTCAGAAAGCTGTTTTGATATTGTGGCAAAACATGTAAATAACCAAGAAAAAGGCACAAATGATTGGTATTTCAATGGCTATTTCTTCCAGTCTAACTTGTCTAATACTACACAAAAACCATGAAGTCCACAGACCAAATCATCATTGAGAATCTTACAACGGAGCTTGAACAGCTAAAGAAAGAGCACCTCCACTTATGCTCAAGTTCGGCAGATGACCAAGATATTATAGAACATCTTGAGAAGGAGATTCAGTCTTCGAAAGATGTGCTTACGAATCTTGCGAATAGCGCGGCATGTCTTTATAGCGATACCACTGATGCCATGGGTGAGAGCTTGGGTGCATCACGGCAGATGTTAAGGGGCGACTTAAGGGCGGCTAATGAACTGCTCAACCCTGCATACAAGGAACGAAATGAGTGATTGCGGCTGCATCGACAAAATACGGGAGAATTTACTTAAGCATTGGGAATTATATACAAAACAACCCTTTAAATAGCGTCAAAAGCCTTGTTTTCAACGAGTTTCGTCCTCTACAGTTTCCAAAAACCAAAAGGGGCACGAATATGACCGTTTTAGCAGGAATAATATGTCCGGATGGAATTGTCATTGCGGCGGATAGTCTGGCGATGGAAACCGCCGCTGGGTCACATTCAGAAATTGATAAAATCGCCGTCATTAATTTCAGGGTTGACCAAGCCTTGGTAGCCCAATCTGGGTTGACCTCAATCACCAACAGGATTGTAGAATTAATTCAGGAACGGGCAAAAGGCGTCCAAATCACGAGTCCGAAAATTGTTACTGATATTGTTGAGGATTCAATACGTGCCGCAAAAGTTAAGCTGGATGACGACCAAAAGAATTATGTGAGAGATTACGGCGGGGCACACCTCATGCTTGCATTTTATGCAAACGGAAAACCGCAACTTTACACGATAAACATTTACGGAAGCGGCATCGTTGACCCCCCCGAACCCACCGCAACCCTTGGAGTTGGGTCATATCTGGCAACCTATCTTTTGCGCGAATTGCATACGCCACATTCCGAAATCATACTGGCGATAGGGACGCTCATTTACACGATAAATAAAGTGAAAGACACTACTCGCTATTGCGGAGGAAAAACAAATATCAAAGTTTTAACTCCCGTGCCGGTATCAGGATGGCATTCCTTGACCGTTGGAAAATCGACCAATGTGCCACCCATCACGATACAATTAACGGAGCGGAATTTGTCCAAACTGGACAAGCAAACCAGTGAAGCCAGAAACAAAAAGCTAAAAAGAATCTTGAATCAGGTGGGCAAAAAAGTGTGGCAACGCCATCTGAAACAAGTGGAAATCGAAGAAAAAGCCCGCGAAAAAGGCGAGATAATAAAGTTCATTTCTACACTTGACAACCCTAAGGATGTAGGGTAATCTGCTACCAGAATGAAAAACGCATTTGCCTTTAAAACGCTGGCCGAGTTTCTTGAACACTTCAAAGATGAGGAAACGTGCCGTGAACATTTCACGGCCATCCGCTTTGCCAATGGCGAATATTGTCCGCATTGCGGGCATGCCAAGATTCACAAGTTTTCAGATGGCAAGCGGTATCGTTGCGCCTCTTGCAAACAAGACTTTCGTATCCAGACCGGCACAGTGTTTGGGGAGAGCAAGTTGCCTCTAAAAAAGTGGTTCATTGCGATTTACCTGCTGTCCACGAGCAACAAGGGCATTTCCTCCGTGCAACTTGCCAAGCAAGTCGGGGTGACGCAAAAGACCGGATGGTTTATGGACCATCGGATTCGTTCCGCGATGAAGCAGAACAAGGGGCAGCTTTTCGGCACTATTGAATGCGATGAAACCTACGTTGGCGGCAAGGAGGGGAACAAGCATAAGGACAAGAAAAACAAAACATCTCGTGGCAGGAACGCTCAAACAAAGAAGCCCGTTTTTGGAATGAGAAGCCGAGACGGTGAAGTGAGGGCAATGGCCGTTCCGAACTGCAAAGAAAAACTGATTATGGGAATCATCCAAGAGAACGTCGCGCAGGGAACAACGGTTCATACCGACGAAATGCTGTCCTATCGCAACCTGCCTTTGGCTGGTTTCTCTCATTTTACCATCCGCCACGGATTGAGGGAGTATGCAAGGGGTGAATGTCACACAAACAGCATCGAATCGTTCTGGGCGTTGTTTAAGCGCGGTTATCATGGTATTTATCATTGGATGAGTCCGAAGCACATGCAGCGTTACGTTGACGAAAGCGTGTTCCGCGTGAATCGCCGGGAAGAACCGATGAACAGCATCTTTGCGGAACTGGTGGCGAACATGGCGAAGGGCCAACAACTCCCCTACAAAGAATTGACCGCATGAGCAGACCGAAAAAATTACATCCCCCTTTAAAAGGAGATTTCAACAGCATTCTCAAGGCGATTGCCGCTGGGACTGGCAAGGTCAAACCGCCAGTGAAGAAGGCTAAGACAGTGCAAGCTATTGCCAAGCCAGTGACCCCCAAGAAATGAGCCATGCCCCCGCCACGCGAAAGAAACGGCCAAGGGTAATAATGTATATAATTCCCTAAGCATTATCAGGCTGACGAAATCGAACTTGATCTTGGGCAATTCATCAACCTCTCCACCGGCAAAACCACGACCAGTTATCAACCGCTGAGGTTCAAAGCGATTAAAGGTAAAAAGAAAACCAAAGGGCATGTGGACTTTAAATATTGCCCATTCTGCAAGAAGGAATTATGAAAACCTTATATGATTATATCAAAGAAAAGGCCACACTGGAGGGCAACTCATCGCGAGATTGGCAGGCATCTAATCCCGGTTGTGAACAACAGCATTACCGGGCTGGCGCATCTAATTGTTGCCTTGAGATATTAGATTGGATGGAACGAAATCCAGAGACGGAGAATGAGCGTGTTGCAAGACTCGTTACGCAAACGCACATTGATAGCTACAGGCAGGGGCGTGAATCAGTATTTAAGGAGCTTGAGAGGTTCTCCAAAAGCTATGGGGCTGACTCGAATCCACCGTCACCTGCCACGCGCCAAGATTAGTAATTGCCGCCACATTGCTCCATGCCACGAGGTCTTGGCTCTGCTGTATCACTAGCGGCGCATTGGCCCAACCGGCCAGTTGCAGCGTGCCGTCGTTCATTTGGAACAAACCGATTGAGGCGCAGTTTGTTGGTGTAAAAATGTAATCTGATACCGTCAGCGTTCCGCCAATCGCGGTTTCTCGATAAGTATTCGTCGTATCAATCTCGTTTCCATTCTCATCGATGTAGCTGGAAATCAAGTAGGGCGGCGGCCAGTTGATTAATGTTCTAACCTCGATGAGGGTTGGCACATTGGTTGGAACATTTACTTGGAACAAATTGGTGTAAGGAAATGTCGCTAATAACGATAGAGATTGTCCGGTATTGGCAGAATACACATGAATGCCATCAGCAGGCCCAGAGCCGGTGTCGAAGGTAAGGCTTATGGGAATCTTAGGAGGGGTCAAAACAACGCTCAGACGCCTCGCTACGGGGAGATTCGCACCGGATTGGGTCTGTACCGGGTTACCGGGCCAGATTGCGCTATAAGGCGATTTAGGCGGTGTCGTCTTGCATGAGGCCAAGGCGAAAAGGGCAATGCAAAATACCCCTGCGGCAATGTAGATTGGTGCAACATCCCGAATGACAGGCTTTAGGGCCATAAAACCGCGTCTGACATGTCAGAAATACTATGCAGAATTGCTGACTGAAAGTAGTTGACAACCTTTTGGCTAAATCGTAAAGTCATTTCGTTCGGTGCATTCTGGAAGATGCGTTCGGATTGAATTTAGGTTAGCGTCTCAATCCCCCTCATTCTTCCAGATGAGGGGTTCTTTTTATTTACTCGTATCAATGAAGGAAATTAGTCGTCAACGGCGGTATCAGATTGAGCATAAAAAGCTCGGATTGTGCGTTCAATGCTCAAGTAATGCGGTCAACAACGGATTATGCCGAAAGCATCTAAAACGCGCACGGATTGATACGAGAAATTATCACCGCAAACGATTCGGCTGGAAACCAAAGCGCAAGAATGGCATGGGTCGGCCCATCCTTTACAAATAACCCCCGCTAGGAGATGAGAGATGATTAACATAAACGAGCTTGTGCCAGTCGACAGTGTCAAGGCAGTTCAAGTCATCATCACGGCCAATCAACGGCGCGGTAAAGGAACTGCTGATGATATTTGCCGCGTGGTTCATCAGATATGGACGATGGACGGTCAGCTTATATTTGAGATTGACCCTTGTCCTGATTGTAAATCAGAAACCAACCAATCGAAAGGAGGGGTAGGATGAAACTAACAAACAAATCACTTAATAGACGCATTGAACATTTGAAGTTCTGCATTAACAAACATCGGAAAATAGCTGGTCAATGCTTAAAACGCTCTACTAGAACGGCGCATTTACAACAGGCGAATGAGGCAATAATATTGCTCAAGCAACTGCAACATGCCAACCCCCTGAACCAAGCTTGAGTCAAGGGGAAAAGACCGTATTGAAATATTGCGCTGGTGTGCTAATATTCCAGAATGATTATCGAAGTTTTCTTCTGGATATTGTGGGGACTTTGCATCCTTGGGGTCATTGTGCCAATAAACGCAACATTCCAACGCGGTTGTGGTATCGTGCTTCTGGTACTTATTGGCATCCTCGGATACTGGCATCATAACCCGCTACATTAGCGCGTGAACTCTTTCGAGCAACAATACACTTTTCTGACGTTGAGGATGGATGTCCTCTTGGCAGAATTAAAAGCCCTGCATCATCAAGAGGCGGAAAACAGGGATATTAAACACAGCCTCAAGGAACTATTAAAGATTATGACAAAAGTTGAAACAATTCTTGCCAAAACTTCCACGGACGTTGATACACTGATTGCGGTCGCATCTGGCACAACGGCCATCTCAGCACCCGCCGATGTGATTGCGGCTCAGGCATTGTCCGATAAAGTCGCTGCGGCCATCGGAAACACGCCAGTAATCGTTCTGACAGCGAAATCCAGTGCATTGCCGTTGACCGGCCCTTCGCCATTGAGCGTCCAATTCTCCAGCAAAGGGTCTGCCAACCCGGATGGCTCTGCCCTCGCGTTCTCTTGGACATTTGGTGACAATAGCGCGGTTGATACCACGCCTTCGCCCATTCACGTTTACTCTGCTCCCGGCACCTATTCGGCCACTCTCGTAGTGACGAATCTTGCTGGTCAGCAGGCCACGGCCACGGTCATCACGATTGTAGCCTCGTAGTCCTTAGCTGAGGAACCAAGCCCGTCCTGATTTTATTCAGGGCGGGTTTTTTATTTGGTCAGTGCAAGGAAAGCCAGTCCCTGAGGGCTTGCCGGGTCGATATTGGCCGCTTTAAGTTGTGCCAACATGCGGTCATAGGCGGTCTGGTTGGCCATGGCCGTAAGAGAGGCCCAATCCGCCGCCGTTGCATCGGCACCGCTTTGGGCCAAATCCCATATCTTTTGGGCCATTGGCCATCCGACCTGAATGATTAATTGTGCGATAGTTGCCCAAGGCATATTAGTGGTTTCCTGTTACGGTGGTTATGAGGTTGATGACCTTTTCGCTGGCAATGACAAGATTGGTGGTAGCCAAAGCGTTTGTGTTTGCTTGTGCCACAACAATAGCCACTTGCATTGATGCCTCGAAATCATTAAAGGCATGGCTGATTGCCGGGACATTGTTCGTTGCCAAAGAGCCTTTGATGACAAGGGCCGTATAACTATCATAGGCCCCTGTAGTGGCCACTTCCAGCCCCGTTAACGTCTTTTGAGCGATATTGACTTGGCTAGTCGAACAGCCTGCCAGAATCAATCCTAGAGCGATTATGGATATGAGTTTCATGGTATTGTGGGGTCGTGAGTTGTGGGAATGATTGTTGAAGGTGTATTCGCTGCCATGGACGCGGTTGATGGCATGCCCGGTTTCTTAATAAACGTGGTATCGGCTTGATTCTTGGTAACGCCTTCATCCTTGGTAAGCGATGTTGCGGCATCCCCGGCGAACATCAACCCAAGTCCAGTGACAACGGCTATAAGACCAGTTGTTACGGTCGTTTCGTCCAGCGTCTTGTTTTTGTATCCGAACGCCAGATGCACCAATGCGCCGATGATGATGACCAGACCCGATGACGTGGTACGCCAGTTTGAGAATAAGTTTTGCATTTATGGTTCCTTTTCTTGTTTACCGAATCGAAAGTTACCCGGAGGCGGGGGTCGGTTCTTGAGATAATCCAGCACCGCTACCACGGCAGAACCGTTCTCCTTGAGTTCATGAATCATAATTTCATCTGAGTCCAGACGCTTTACGCAATCCGCCTGCTTTTCCTCCATGCGCGACATTCTCATGTTATTTGAGCCATAGAATATACCTGCTGACATAATCCACCCGATGCAAAGCAGAATGCTTCCGAAGCTCAATGTTGGCTCAAATCTTAGCTTGGGAATATTCATAAACGATTTTGGATGTTTCATTATGGGGATTTGTTTCCACTATCAACGATAAGTTGTTTGGCCACATGACTATCATAGGCTTTCTTGGCCTCATTCGCAAGACTTATATCCTGCGGGTCTTCGCTCAGGTCGGCATACCGTTTCAAGGCTGTCCAAGTCAAAAGCAACTGTGTTCCCATGGCGGAATTGACCAGCGTATGCGTGTCGTTAATCTTCTTGGTATTTTTGAACTGCTGATACTTGAACCATCCCAACATCAATGGAACCACGCCAAGAATTATTACGTCCTTTAAAAATGGCAAAATCTGTTGGTTCATGAAACTGGTTTCCCCTTGTCATCCTCATATCCTAGAGCGGCCACTCGCAGGTGTATTACCGTCTCCTTGTCCATTCGGTCTCGAACCTTTTCCACGAATAAATAGCGATTGCACAATTGCGCGAACATGATGCATTCCTTTTGATTGCCTTTGTCCGGAGATATGACAATGCACGGCTCAAGGTCATCGTTTTTAAATATCGCTTTCATCGAAATATCACTCCAAATATGGGACTTGAATTTGTAGGGTCGTTGAAGGTGTTGTTAGAAAACCGCCATCCGGCCGGAATGTTTGTAATGCTTATCGATGCGACATTGGTGGGTTCAAAGCCGGGCCATGGACAATTTCCAAACCATGATGGCTTGGAGCCATAATAATAACTGTTCTGAGGCATATGGTCAGAAATGCCAGCATCATAAACCACCACATTGCTCAGATAATTGTAATTGTCATGCATGATGGCGGTTGAAATCACATTCGGGTCATATTGGTCTAGGAAAACATTGGTGTCATAGCTACTGCTTCCTATGAATGGATAACCCATTCTATAAATGGTATTGCTTCCAAAATTTGCGTTGGTTGGAAGATAGTTGCCCCATGTTATTCCACTCTTTCCAAGGACATTGGCGACTATATTATTGCTGAATGAATGGGAATCCGGCGACACGCATGCCCTCTGCGCTGTGATTACGTTGGTATCCTCATTACCAGACCACCAGTTTCGGAATAACGTGTTTAGAGCGCAGGAGCCGAAGTAAAAGTCCGACTGCCATTTCTGGCCAACATTGCCTTCATAAAGGTTAAACATGGGAAACCCTATATGATTGGCTGATATAGCGGGTGAGCTATAGTCCCCGTTCATCTCATTTCCAATGTAATTGTAGGATATTACGCTGCCACAAGTGCTTGAGTTAATCTGATAGGGCGCATTCAAATGGTCTAGCACATTGTTCTCCAGCAACAGGAATGAAGACTTCTGCGCTATGACAGAGTTGTCGGTATAAAACTGGTCGTTTCTTACATTTCTTATATCGCAATGCGTCATCTGGCATTGAACGCTAGCATAAAAGAAAATAGGGTCGCTTACCGTCCTCTGTGTTTCGACATGGTCAACCCAAGATTGCTGTGACGATTGGAAATAAATAAACTGGCCCATGCCTCCGCTATCATTGGTTATCGTGAATCCCTCAAACCCAACAAGTTTTGCCTTCTCATTGAAAAATACCTTCTGTATTTGAGGCGTTCGGGTGAACGATGCGATTAATGGAGGCCAGAACGTTATAGATGTTCCTGAAACGGCGGTGACCCTTACAGCCTGAGACATTATTCGCGCATTGGGATTGTCAACGTTCGTATTGCCGCCGTTCTGTGAACCAACCGAAATAACAAATACCCCGTCATCCAGTTGGTTAATCATTCCTATATCGTCAACATTGAAATCCTGATTCAGTCCAACGGTTATATTAGATGAGCCTAAAGTCGCACCTGACAGAATGCTTTCGATTTCCTCAATATCAGCCCCTCCAACCCGGAAACCGCCAATATCGCCAGTATGAACATGGAATATGGTCTTTTCCTCGCCATCCCCACGCAATGTCCATTGGTGGGGAAGTGATATTCCCACGCTGGACGCCATTCGATAGGTTGCGGTCGGAGCATACACAACCTGACCATTCGGACAATCGGTAAGAGCCTGCAATATCTTACCTGAATCATCCGTTGAATCATCCCCTGCACAATGATAAAGCGTGTTGGTTGTGGTAAGAAGATTGACGAATATGGTGTTCCTAGTCGTAATTCCACCGGGAACGCCAGCCAATGACCAGTTGGCTGTTCTGGCCACAGGAATAATATCCGATTGTCCCATACAACTGAGGCAACAGAATAGAAATATGGCGCAGAGTTTCATTATTCGACATGAAAAGTTCCAGACAATCCAGAAGCCGCCGTAATAGATGCTCCAGCTTGCATGTGAATACATTGAGAATCGTTAACCAAAGTTGTATTGGTAAAATACGCAGCTCCTGAACCGTCAAAATTGGTATAGGTAACTGCCGTGCCTTTTACGTAAGCATAACCATTAACCCCAGTGGAATTTGTATATCCAGTTGAGGTTATTTGCGCGGTAGTAGTAGCTGTTGTTTTTAATCCCGTTGTGGCTGTTACCTTTAATGCCGTTACTAGATTTCCAGAATTATCAAGAGTCATTAATGCCGTGTTGTTTGCCTGATTGTTCCACTGAAACCCATTTGCGCCTGCGCCGGAAAAGGTAAATGGAGCGGCGGCATTTAGAAAAATAGATGGCCCGGCAACTGCTCCTAGTGTTAAAACGGAGCCACTTCCGGCTACAAAAGTATTCTGGCCAGTAAACGCATTATTTGCGTTTATTAGCGGCACATTTGCGCTCAGTTGGGCGTCTTTAATTGAAATTCCGTTGGTGCTTCCTTGCGACAATTGGACAACGATGTTCGTTGTTCCGTTTGTAACAAAAACGTAAGAATTGCTCAACCCATAAGGGTTTTGAGGAAAAAGAACCGCACAATTAGACGAGTTTGTAAAGGTCAATGCCGCGAAGTTGGTTATATTCCACCCCATCATGCAGTTGTTAAAAGAAAGACCCTGAGAGTTTGTTACAAACATGTTCGGAGGTAAGAAAGCACAACTCGAAAACATTGCACCAAAAGAATTATTGCTACAAGTGAGGGCGAAACTTCCGCCGTGATTAAACGCACAGGCTGAAAAACTGCAATGTCCTGGGTTGCCGCCGCCGGTTCCATCTAAACACAAGTCTGTTCCGTTGTTTCTTGAGAAATTACAGGACGAGAAAGTATTGTTGCCTCCGAATTCAATGCATCCGAAATGGTTTTCCGTGCATTGCATGCCCGTAAAAGATATATATTCCGCGCCACCATCAACTTTCAAACCAGTCCAATTAAATTCCATCTGGCAATCATTTATTTTAGCGAGAGGGTCAACATTTGCACCAACAGAGAACACTTCCATTCCTTTTCCGAAGCCATGAATATAAAGTCCCCTGACACACCAGTTAGGTTGGGCGGCATTCTGAACATAAATGCCCGTGCGCCCATCATCTGAACCGGGAATTGTGAGTGTATTTCCGCCGTCAATTTCCAATCCGCTGATTGAAATGTTAGTAGAAGTAGAATCCAGCGTTATCCCGACTCCAGACGACCCAGATGAAAATAAAAGCTTTGAACCTATCATTCCGAATAGCATTTCGTTCGTGAACATCGTGAATGGAGACACCTTGTAGGTTTTCATAGGCAACATCACAGGCAAACCGAGTTGTGCTCCGGCCCATAAAGCATTCGTGATGGCGGTGGTGTCGTCAGTTACGCCATTGCCAACAGCGTTGTATGGGGTCTTGGTTGCATCTAACCAAGCACCGGCAGCGTTTGTTAATCCAGAGGCATTTCCAGTGGAATTGCCAGTACCTCCTGATATTAAAGGTATTACTGATATACTGGAAAACCCACCACCCGTTGCCGCGTTGCTAGCGAACAGGAATGCGCCATCAGAGGGTTGAGTGATATTGGATAACACACCGGCATTTCCGACATAAACAAGTCGGTTAGTGGTGAGGCTGGTATCAATCAAAGCTCCCGTTGTTGTCTTATTTGTTGAGGAAACGTTTCCATTGGCATCGACTACAAGAATATTTCCAGCATGATTGGTATTAAACAGATATTGAAGATTGTTGGTAATAACTGTGTTGTTCTCAAAAGAAGTCCCGCTTACATTCAGATTTGTGGCCGTGAAATAGACTGGAGTATTGAATACGTTGCTGGTTCCACCAAAAGTATTCTGACCGTTCAATCTTGGAATATTGGTTGATAGAGATGAATCTGATATTCCGCCATCGATATTTGCCGTTCCATGGACATTCAGGGCATAAGAACCGGGATTATTGGTATTGATTCCGACACCATTTCCGGCATGGATAAGAAACTGATTTGTCGATGTGGTGGAGAATATATTACTGCTATCATTCCATACGAATGAGTTTGTATTGGTAACGTTCGCATTCTCCCCCGCCGCAATCGAAAAGTCGGCGTTGCTGATATAATTTGTTCCACCGCCAAGAATGGACGAATAATTGGCATTAGTTATGGCGTTATTCAATCCACCATTAATAATATCCCAACGATATGGGCCACCACTGGATACCGAAGAAGTGATGATATTAGATTCGCCGCCAGCTATAACCGATTCATCAACAAAAGCCTTCCCCGCAGTTCCAAAAGAGTTGTTCTGTCCTCCGGCTATTACATCTTGGTCGGATGCATTTATCATGGAATTAATCTCACCGGACAATATCCCTGAGAACACGATGGTATTATCCATGGAGTTATCAATATTACCGGCAAGGAAGTTCTCAGCAGGAACACCACCGCCTGAATAGAAATGGCCTCCAGTGGTAACGCCAGCATTACCAGCCTCGAAAGTTGCCGATGTATTTACGGTTAGGCTGGTTCCAACCGTTGCCGATGAAGCATTGGCCATGACACCAGCCGATGATACTGAAAACTCGCCGATACCACTGGAATTGGTTATGCTGATTGCATTTCCTCCAGTCGAAAGCATGTTCAGTGTGCCGTTGATTCTGGCATTGTTTGAAGCTATGACTGAACCACCGGAAAGAATGTTCGATGCCGCATAAATATTGCTTCCTCCGGGAAGATTAAGATTGCCCACGGCAAGACCGCCTTGTGCTCCAACGGCCAATAATGGATTGGATGCGCTATCCTGAATCTGTAGAAGGTTGGTTTTGTTCGCGGCAATACTAGTAATGGACAATCCGACCGTATTAGTGGCCGACTGGGTAATGCTGGTATTGGTTCCGAGTCCATTCAGATTTCCTATAGCGTTCGTAGCCGAACCGCCGCCAGAACTATTTATCGTGGCCGTCAATCCGCTTACCGTTATCGTCACACCAGAACCAGCTACGGGTATCAGGGCCGATGGAAGAACATTTGTCGCCACGGTTCCGCTGGTAATCTGAGAACCATTCAAGGCGGTCAATGCGGAGCCATTTCCATTAGTGCGAAGCTCTTGAGCCGGTATATCGGCATCAATCAATACATTCGTTCCAGTAACAATCCCCTTGGAATTAACCGTTACCTTGGTTGCAATTCCCGGTGTCACCGCGCTTGTTGGTAAATCTGCATTTAACAAAGCATTTGTTCCAGTGACAATACCCTGAGCATTTACAGTCCCTTTCGTGAACGAACCGGCAGAAACACCGCTGGCGGGAAGGTCAGAATTGGCTAGAACATTAGTTGATATGACACGTCCCTTGGTATCATAAGTCACCTTGGTAGCCGTTCCAGAAGCTATGACTCCAACAAGGGAAGGAGATGGAAAGTTATTAGTAAGGTCTCCAGATGCTATCCCGGATGGAGGTGCAGTATTTACGGTGATTGTTGGAGTAAGTCCAGATATTGAAACAGTTACATTTGCCCCTCCCAATGGCATAATAGAAGGAGGAATAACATTGGTGGATATTTTTCCTCCGCTTACTATATTAGTAGCATTTACCACTACATTGGAAACAAGAGAGCCATCACCTTCAAATGCTGCTGCCGACATATCACCTGTTGCCCCAACAAGAGAATTTCCTATTCTTACAGTATGTCCCAATGGGCCTATAGTCATTCCGGAAGGGTCCGTAGCAATCTGATTGGTTGCGCCTCCAACATTTGTATTTCCTATAAGATTTAAAAGAAGTGTGCTTGTTCCGGTATTAGAAATACTCTGGGAAGAAGCATTGGCGCTATTCAAAATAACCCCCGTCAATCCGGAACCGCTACCAATGAATGATGCATTACTAATCGTGTTGCCAGCTCCATTAACATTATTCGTCAAAGGCGTCTGCGGAACGCCACCTGAGCCGAACAAGTTTGTAATATTAGTCCCATTCAACTGTAATGCCCCAGTGAAATTATTGGTAAGCGTGAAAGTCTGGTTTGAGTTAAGGGCTGCAAAACCATTCAACACTGCTTGTGACAAATACCTTAAATCTGCTGTAGCCGTTGACCATGCCACAAGTGCGGAGGGAAATGTTGCCGTTGAATTGGCGACGGTAAGAAAGCTGGCATTGGTATTTCCTGATGCGCCGGGAGGAACATAGATTGTGAATATGCTCTGAGAAGGAGGCGCAAGGATGGTTGCCTGATATAACAAATTGCTGACCACGTTTGTCATGGTAAATGCACCGGTATTATCCGTTACATATACCATGAAATCCCCTACCACCTGAGACGAGTTGTTAAGTGTGGGGGCAGTGAATGATTGGACTTTTACAGTCCTATTAGTAACGGGATTCTGGCTGAAATCGCTAAGGTTCCATAGCACATTGATGGGTGCGGCCTCTATACCAAGGCAGACCATCAACAAAAGTATTGTAATCAGTTTCTTCATGGTGTTCTCAAATATGCTTTGCTCGCATCATAAGAAGCTATCTCATAAGTAGCATCGACAAAGCTCTTGCTAAGTAAAGTCCAAGGATTAGGGCTATTAGTATCCGGGTCAATACCAGTTATAGGGCCGTTTACTATCGTATAAGTGGTAAAAATGTCATAATACACATATACGCTCACAACAGTCTTTCCTGATACGGTTGTTGTTCTGGTTACCTTGTCACCATACCAATACCACGCCCCGGCGTTATATTCACCGCAGAATCGTTCCGGAACGGCATTTATATTAAGTCCTATGGTTGTCAAGGTCGATTGATTCGGGAAGGACACATCAGATTTGATAATCTGATTAACCATGGATTTACCAGAGAAATTGTGAACGACGCCTATCAACTTATGATATGGGTCATTCAGCGGAAACAATGGCCAAGGGTCTGTAAAAGTCTGTCCGGTGAATAATTCGGTTGCTCCAACATTGCTTGTTCCATAACATACAATCGGGCCACTTGCGAAAAGACTTATGCTGAATTTCCAAGCACACAATGAAATCCAGAAGAAATTATCCGTTCCATCAATGGTCAATGCCTCACTCCATGATGTTTGTGCTCCCGCTCCGCTATTAATAACCAATGAGCCATCTGTCGGTACAGTCTGAAACCCACCTTGAGCCAAAGGAATCGGATACGAAATCTGGTCTGGTTGATATATTAAATTATCATAATCGGAGCTATACATGCTTCCGAATGAAGGAACATCACAACCATCAGTTCCAAGCGTGGTTCCAAACAATGCCTGATAACCGCCTTGCAAAGAACGTCCTCCGCGAACCTTATAACGTAGATAATCATTATTATTAAGGAAAGAACGATACTGCCTTGGGAACCGATAAATCCTGAACGGATGCATATCGCCGGCGGAATACACGTTTCCAGTGCGGGCAATATTACGCGCCACTGAACCAACACTATTGTTAATCTGGTCTAGCGTGCGGGCATTCTGATTGTCCGCCTTCCATGCGCTCCCCGGCCCCAATGGGTCACGACGCGACACCAATGGAGAGGTCTCAGAGCGATACACCCTTCCGCCGCGTGGTATTGGAGATGGAAATATCATAATCAGGTTGCCACAACCGGAGGCACGCCATTTCCATTGTAAATCTGGGCATCCCAATGCCCGAAAGGTGCGCCAAGCCACGATGACGTTAGCTTGAACCATGTCCGCTGAAATAGTTGGGTATCGGCCTGACGCAACCAAGACAATCCATTGGAGTAATATTGAGGCGCGGCGAGCATGGCCACATCAATCAGGGTATTGTTGCCTGAACTGGTTCCGTCATCGCTCCAGAAATACGAGGGCAATCCACCTTGAGTCACCGGGTCGTTAATATAACCACCCGGATTCATTCCTATGGGCAGGAAAGAATAATAAGACCAAGTAACCTTGTAACCAGCCAGATAGAACACATCATTACCCTGACGAAGCTTTCCTATAAGTTCATTGGCCAGTTGCAGGCAGTTGAATACCACACCACCAACAATCACAGTATCACCGGAAACAATGTAGTTACTAACCAGACCAATGCCGTCCTGTTGGGTCGCGCTAACCACGGCATCAACCGATGAATTGATTGCGGCAATCAGTTGCGGGCCAAGGTTCTGTCCACCCAATGCGCCTGTTGACGGAGTATAATTCAGAATCCAGTTATAACGAGGATGCCGGAACAATGAAGGATTAAGCTCAATTGTCTCAACTGAATATTCATCGGGTGGAACATCAAAGCTGATTGCCTCTGCGGTAATCTCAATGGAAGCGGTATTGCCTTTATTATCACGATACCGGCACGTAAGGCACCGGGTTACATTGCCAAAACTATCAACGAATATCGCTCCACGTCCAATGGTTGCGACAATATTTAGGGCGGTCTGCTTGTCGCAATTAAACTTATGGACAATAGTTGCCTGCTCGCCACGTTCAATCTCAGGGGAATTAGGGTCTTCCTCGAATATGAAATCGTTTCCAAATGCATTCTGTGTTATGATTGCACCCGGAGGCGTGGGAGTTCCAATGCCGAATATGGTTCCGTCAGCAACATCGAAGCAGGATGGTGGATATGAAGGCATATCAAGTAACGGTCAATGTTGCCGCATTGCTGGTGGCCGTTCCCGCCGTATCGGTAACGATACAACGGAATTGTTGACCATTCAGTCCAGTTGAATTGGTTATGGTCAAAGTAGTGGTCAGTGAGCCGGTATAAATAGCCGATGCGGTGACATTGTTCCAAGTGACTCCGGTATCAACTGAAATCTGCCATTGATAAGACGGGGAACTATTCACAACGGTTGCCACTGTGAATGTCGCTCCAAATGGATGCTGAACAGGGATGCTATTCGGTTGAGTGGTGAAACTGGGGTCGGTCAAGGCATTAAGAATTGCTTTCACGCTATTTGTGCTGCCACTGGCATTAGTGGCAATGCACCGATAATAATTACCATTCAATCCGGCACTGGATGAAATATGAAGGCTTGAAGTGGTAACACCGGAATATGGAGAACCATTCGTAAGATTTGTCCATGAGAAACCGGCATTAGTGGATACCTGCCATTGATAATTTATGGCCGTCTCTGCGTTGGCAACAATGGTAAATCCCGAAGCTGATGGTGACGCCACGGTTTGATTAGCGGGTTGAGTTGATATGACAGGGGGCCATGTAAGCGCGGGATTGGCAGTGGCACATGCGGCAAGAAACTCGGTTATGGGAAGAATTACAGGTTCCACGGCGGGATTGTTGGTTGACAATACCAATGCTGTTCCATCGAGTCTTATGGTGCGAAGGAATTGAGGATTGGTCGAATCCAGAACGCTGGTTCTTATGCCAGCCACTGGATTCCATGTTGATGGGATATTTGCGCTTGAAAGTGTGATTAATGATAAAACATTCATGGATAATTATAATTTGGATTATTGGGCATACCACCACCACGAGGAGAACCCTTAATTTTCATTTCCTCTATTTGAACAAGACGGCCAGTATTGTGTGCGGTTTTAGATGCCGCATCATTGAGAGTTCCGCCTTGCATCACTAATCCCATTCTCTGCCATGAGTTTGCGGAAAGTCGGGATGAGCCGGAACCCATATTTTGAGTCATTCTTGCACCGGGGCCGGAACCGAATGCCCGAATCAATGTGCCAAGTCCTCCGGCATCCAGAACAAGGTTCAAAGCCTTCAAATCATTCTTAATTGTGGTAATGATTGGAATCAGAACAATGGACAATGTTGCCGCCAATTCCCCCCATAAGGTCTGCCATTCCCGCTTTAACTGGGCCATGCCCATATTCATATCGAACAGACTTTTCGCGTTCTGAGAGGCAATAATCGCATCCAGAGATGCGTCCTTCCAAGACTTCTCAATATCCCCGGAAAGGTTCTTGAGTTCCTGCAACTCGCCAATAGACATGACATTTCGACCGGCACCCAATATCTGGCCTTCAAAGTTCATTTGGGGCCGACCACCTTGATTCATGCCGGGCCGGGTAACACTTCCCGCACTTCTACCGGCCCTGTTTCCAAACTGTCCATAAAGCAGAAGTTTATTGGCCTGAGATTCGTCAATCCCGGCAGAAGCAAGTGCGGCTTGAAGTTGGAACAATTGTCCAGTTCCGCGCCCGGTTTTGGCGGCATCTGTATAAAGCCTTGCTCCACGCTGAACCGCTTGTTCCAGATGATTAAAAGCCGACTTTAAAGCATCTGCCGCATATCCAATAGCCTTAAATCCGGCAGCAGTTATGGCAAGTCCACCAACAAGATTACCACCGCCAAGTGCTCCAAACTTGGACATAAAAGAAGGGGGCGGGGCAATAATGCGAGGCGGTGGTATTATTGGGGGAGGATTACCACGAGCAATCATGTCTTGAAAACCCGGATTAGCAGCAAGAAAACTTGAACTGACTCCTTTAGTCCAATCTGATGCGCTTGAACTGGTGGAACCTCGGCCAATGGTGGACGCCATCTTGTCCAAATCCCTCAGTTGCCGCTTGGCTTGTTCAACCCCGGCAATCTCCAGCATCCATTGTAATTTACCGGCCATTCTTCACCTGTTCCATCAACCTATCCATTTCCTGAGCGATATAACCCTTACTGGCGCGTTTAACTCCGCAAAAGGCCAGCCACCCGTCAAATTCTATCGCCTGCGAATACCACGCCCAACCTTCCTGCATCGAAAGGTCATATAAAACAAAATCCCTCGTAAAAGAGGGATACGTCTTTACTAGGCGGCAGACGTAATCTAGCCACCAGCCTTGTCCATCGCTGGCGGTTCCCGAAAAAAAGTTATCTCACCCTTCTCTTTGGCATCGGCCACAAACTTGACCGCCGTATCGCCATTGCGCCTTACCTGTTCGCTAATGGCCAATACGATGAGCTTGGTTTGTTCTGGTGAGAATGAATCCCCTATTTCAACGGAGCAAAGTTCACGAAACGATTCACGGCCTTTCTTCATCAATTCCCGGCATTCCCTTGGAGTATGAATGAACTGCCAGCACATCTCCCATTCTTCCTCATCGGTAAAAGAAACAGACTCTTGCTTGTCTGCCGCCTTGGACAATTCCAATAACTGCCTGAGAATGGGCGAATCCAGAAACTTGAATATCACATAATCCGATGCCACTAGTTTTCGGACTTCATGACCGGCAATAGTAATCGGCCCTGACAAGAACGCGTCCCCAAGCGAACCGGGAAGCGGATTCGACTCGGCACGTTTAGCCGCCATGCTCTCAATCGTTTCCGGTTGAGGCGGCAACTGAACAATTTGTGTTGCTTGTGACATTTTATGAAGGAGCAAATAAGACGTATGTCTTAATCTCAAATACCCTCTCGCCCTCGGTCTTTCGTGCAAGGTTCATGGATGTTCCCACCACGAAACATTGGAATGTCGTATTCTGGATGGTTCCATTCATGCCAAGTGAAGGAACGATGATTGACCCCACCGTTCCTGAAATAGGCGGTATGACACTGGAATCATCAACCACAGTAATCTCATAGTTAATTCCATCCAGCAAAAGAATCTGGGTTGATGTGAGGCCATCTCCATTCTCAATAATCAATTGTTCCGTGCGTTCGGTAGGGCGAACTGATTTGATTATATAGCTCGATACAATCGGGGATTGATTGGCGAAACCGGATGTTCCCCAAATAAATGTTGAGAAGCCTTCGGCCTTGAATCCGACCGAAGGAAGTGCTGGAGGCCATGCCATATATTGTTATTCGTTTGCCAACGCACCGGGTTGGCCTTGTATTAATTGCAGTTGAGAACCTATCGAAAACTGGATTTGGTAAGCGTCAACAACCAGACCCGGATTGCCGGTCGGGAACGGTATGATGCCGATATAATCCACCGGATACTCAGTCCATATTGGGTCAGTCACCAGTCCTCGAATAATATCCCGGTATCCTTCCACCACGGTAAACATGGGGTCGGCATTCTGGTTCTGGTCAATCAACGGCGTTCCGCGTTCCACGGTCAAACCACGGCCACGTGATACCACCACGATAAACTGACGGTCAACCCGGCCAAGACATGCTGCTATGCCAAACTCTCCGCGTATCTGTTCTCCGTTATACATTAAAAGCACCTTCTCAGAATTGGACTTGTCAAATAGTTGTTTCCAAAGATGCACCAAATCGGAGCATACGAATGCATCCCCTCCATGAGCCTGTGCGGCGGGTTTTAACGCGCCGATTATCTCCTGCATTTGTTGTGCAATCGTGTATGCCATATCAACCGCTGAAACAGTCCGATGATAACGCTTCCAATGTCACCGCACCGGGCGCATAGGCCCGCGAGAAATTCACGTCCAAGGCAATTTCATCATTGGAAATCATTGTCAATTCCTTGCGCCACATGTCGCCTTGCATCGTCCACGGATTCTTTTCTTCCGGGGCCAAACGACGCTCGAAAATGCGCTCGCAAACGAATATGAGGCACGCGGCAGACACCTTGGCCGGTGGAGTCCCGACAAATGGAGTCTGATAAATATTCGCCAGCCGTGCATCAATATCATTGGAGGCGTCCGCGATTATCTGGTTGAGTTGCGGGATGACGTTGATTTGTGTCCCATCATCATCCAATGCGGCATACAAATCCGGTTGGGCTATCAACCCTTGAACCGCTGCCTGTGTCGTATATGCGCTCACGTTTGTATCAAATTAATCGCCGGAGACTCCGCGAGATTAGAAACGGAATCCCCGGCATTGCTTTCAAGTGGCAGTGGAGTCTGACGCTTGAAATTCAATTCCGGCTCTTGGGTTTTGAGCGGATAAATTGCACTCCCTGAATGTTTGAGGACGCACTGAAAATCCATCCACACCTTGCCTCCAAGGTCGAGCCATTTCTGGCAGAACCACCAATCTTCACTTAGGTATCGGCGTTTTCCATCTGGATACTTATAAACCTGACAACCCCAGAAATCATACTCAACGGTCTTTTGGTCATGGTCGAGCGCATACCAGATTTCTTCCCCAA